GGTGTCCCTGTGGAGGACGATCTAATGTCCCCTAGTACCAAGGTATTCAGCTTCCCTATAGCGGCTCCTGAGGGCGCTGTGACAGCCTCAGAGATGGGTGCTATGGAGCAGTTAGAGCTATGGGAGATATATCAGGACTACTGGTGTGAGCATAAGCCGTCTATGACCTGCTACTACCGTGATGATGAGTTCCTTGAGGTAGGACAGTGGCTGTACAACAAGTTTGATAAGGTGTCAGGTATTTCTTTCCTACCTTACTCAGACCACACGTACCAGCAGGCTCCGTATGAACCTGTGGATAAGGCTACCTTGAAAGAACTTAAGAAGGGTCTCCCTACAGAGATATCGTGGGATATTGAAGAGGCCAGCGACATGACTGAAGGGTCACAACAACTGGCCTGCACAGGGAATAACTGCGAGTTATGACATAAAGAAGATAGAGTAACCTCTGTCGTTACTGCCTACGTCCTCTGGCTTCTCTTTAGGGTCATGGGACGTAGGTATTCCTTCAGCCTGCATCTTCTTGATACGAGCCTTTGACTTCTGGCACATACTGTGGTAGTCAATAGATGTGTACTCTACTGTGTGCTTATCATCATTCTTCTTCATTTGTGGCTTGTCCTGTTTCAATTAACGAACCCGCTGTCATTAACTCAGCGCCCCTTTGTCTCTTGGCTTCTGCGGCTACCAATTCAGGTGACGCTTTAGCTGTCGTGATTTCCTCTAGTAGCTCTTTGTTCAAAGGCCTCTCGCCCCTGCCCTTGGCTTTCTCGTACAAAGGCGCGTCCTTCCCTAGCTGTTTCCTGTGCCTGTAGACGTTCCCTGTCATAGGCGGTGTTGCCGCAAGCAGTCTAGAGTCAAGAATCTGTGTCCCTGTTGCCCTACCACCGCTGGCCTTACTTGCCACTTTATCTAACAAAGTTTCAAAAAAGTTATGTTCATCAGACACGACAGTCATGTACTTACCAGAGGGGTACAGCTTTGTAATAAAGTTTACGCCGCCTTCTGTGATAGCACTACCTGTAAACGATCCAGTGACCCAGATTCCATTTTCAGCTACGTCTTCAAGTGTTGCGCTCTTAGGATGAAACTTCCATCTAGCGCCGTCTTCTAGCTTCTGTAGCTTTTTGTATAGCTCTTCTGTTGTCAGTGTGCCGTCAGCTTTCTTCAGCACCTGAAACATGGAAGAAACGTAACCACCGCTCTTCATAGCGTCCTGAAAGTGCATCCCTGTGTTAATATTGTCTGGTGTTTTCATAAACAGAAGAGGCTTCTGGTTAGATTCGTTAAACGCCGTCTTCACGCCACCCTCAGGAGACTTCCAGACTGATCCAATGTGGTCTTCAATAATGTTTAACTCTTGGTCAGTCATTCGGATCTTCCTACCGTCTACGGTTCCTTGTAGGTTTTTAGCCCTTACGGAATCACGATATGATCCGGGGTAGTACGCCATGTAATCAGACACGCCTGAAGCTCTCATCACATCATCTACGGCAGGAGCAACATCACCTACGCGCCCCGCCTGTTTCCCGATGTGACTCATGTACTGGACCTGTGCGAAAGCCTTACGCATCTCACCTTCAGCAAGCTCTCTAGCAACAATGCCCTGACCAGCAATTCCCTGCTCCCTGTACAGTGCCCGTTTCTCAGGGCTGACGATCATGTCTGCAATGTTTTTCATTGCGTCCATGCTCCAGCCGGCGAACCCTGTGGACTTTTTTCGCGCCCCTACCGCTTCTGCCGCAGTCTGTGGTCCTCTTCCTAAAGCCTCTCCAGCTTTTGCCACCATTTCATCAAAAACAGTAATTGTTTTATCTATCGGGCCGTACCAATTTGGTATATAATTAGATAAAGCCGCTGTAAACATGCCTCTACCAGACTCAGGCAAGGCCTGCTCCAGAATCTCTTTGCCGCCTTTAATAAACTTACTGATGCCAGCTACAGGGATAAAATTAAGCGGATCAAAAGCCATCGCCGCAGCAGCTTCTGCGTCTTCCTCTGTTACGGTAGGTCTAAGCGTCCCTGCACTTCCTCTTGATCTTGGAATTTGAATAGGTATTGTTCTCTCAAACTCAGGCACACCAAATTTTTTTGGGTCGCCTGATACAGCCTCCCTAAAAGTATCCAGAGGTACGTCAAGAACATCAAACAAGGAATCTTCAGCCATTTGTGGTTTCCTCGTACTCCCGCTCCAGTTTAGCAGCAGCGGCCTCTAAAGCAACCCATGCCGCTTCTTTAGATTTCAGCAACTCTGCTCGTCTCTTGGGGTCTTTGACCATCTTTAGTCCTTTGCTTATTTCGCTTTTAATATCACGAACAGCGTAGGCAATTAAAGCTCTACCTTTTGCGGGTGGTCCCATTTTCATGGCCCTGCGGATCATTATGACAGGAGACGCGACAACAGCATACCCCATAGCCAGCGGGATGTTAAATAGTTGACTGCCTGCTCTTTCTCCAATTAGTTTGTCAAGTCCTAGTTCAGCAGCTAGGCGACCCAGAGAAGTAGAAGCCTCACGGGACGCTTTCATAGCCACGTTGTCGTACACCGACAGGACACGAGACATCTTAGAAAATACCTGCTCTGCCTGAGGAACAACAGAGAAAATGCTTTTGTTAGCTGCGTTGCGAACAGCACGAGCTAGTAGAATATTGGAGTTAGTTTTTGATGTTCCTAAATCCATGCCCATGCGTTCCATGTCGGAGTCAAAGGCTCTACGTGCCATTATTATTCCTTCAGCGGTGTTGCCGTTTTTTTGTACGTGCGTGATAAATTGAGACACTAATTCATTGACTTTTTTACGCATAGCTTTCGGTGTTGCTGTGAACACGGCAGGATTGCTTGAAATCATCTGCTGTACTTCTTGCGCTACGTTCTGACGCAAAACAGTCATGTCTATCGGGTCATTTGCTTTTTGACTCATTTTAATAACAGTGCTATCAAGTTTATCAAGGTAGCCTATCATGTTGTTGAAGTTTTGCTGGAGTGTGTTGTTACCAGTAACTCCTGCTCTTTTAAGCTCATCTACAACAGCTAACTGTGCTTCGTCTGCCATTTGCTTTTGTGTGCCTAAAATGCCTCGTGGGTCAGTGACATTCTCAGCCTGCTGCGGTGTTCTACCGCCTCCGGGCTTTGAGTACGCAATGTTGTAAACGTCTTTGTCGATGCCCTCCATAGGCTGTACTTCTTTTCTAAGTCCTACCTTTTCTATTTTCATCGGCGCAAGACTAGGGTTAAAGTTTTTAACTATATTCCTTGGCACACCAAAGAAAATATCAGCAAATCCAGCAAAGTTAGAGGCCTCGTTAGGATAGGCCTGCGAAAACTTCTGCCACGCTTCCTCACCTTCAGCTAAGGCTCCTAATGCCGCCTGTCCCGCTTCGGAGTTCATGGCCTCTACTAATTTTTGTTTAGCGGCTTCTTCCATATCATCAGGCAGAAGCATACCCACGGCCTCTTCTGCGCCCATTACTACAGCATTAGCAGCAACGTCAATAGCCATTGATATAGGATTACTGAGTGTTTGTAAAATTACAGAGGGGGTGTTAGTTGCTCCCGGAGTGTCCATACGCTGAAAAGTCTCTACCTGACGCTCTACTGCCCGTTGGTAGGGGTTTTGTATAATACGCTCAAAGACACCTTCTGGATCAGCCTCAGGAACAATCTCTAGATTGTCTCTAGCTACCTTGAGTTTTTCTCTGGCGGCGTCAATACCTTCTCTGGCAGACTCCATAGAAAATTCTCCCAAAGATTCGCTGGGCGTGACAATGCCTAGACGCTGACGTTCTTCCTCTATCTTTCTGCGAGCAGCTTCAATAGACATATCAGTCTCCTGCGTACGGAACAAATGCTTCTTTGTTTCTGTCGTAAATAAAGTCTTTACCATTGGGAGCAAAGTAGTAAACCTCGCCTCCCTCTTTAATGTATCCCGCTTCAATGTACGACGGGTCGTTAAAGTCAATTACGTCAATAGGGTTTTCTCCAGATGCAATTCTACGGGCCGACACTAATTTTTGTTCAATCTTTCTCAAAAGCTGTTTTTGCCGTTCAACAGTAAGTCCTGTGTTGAGCTTCGCTAAATTGCCCTGTAAAGCCGCAAATTCAATCTGGGTGACCTGACCTAAACCAGTTCCTTTAGAACCAAACTTTGCTGCTTCGGCCTTCATCCTGTTAATTTCGTCTAACGCTTCTTTACCAGCGATTGTTACATAAGTACTAGTCATAAGTTCGTGAGCAGGACTACCCGGAAGCAGGGAAGTTAACGCTCCAGTAATTTCACCGGGATCTAGGCCCATGTAGCTTTTATCCAAAGTTCTCAAGGCCTCCCTAATTGTTGTAATAGTAGCTGTGGCGCTTCCCGATACAAAATCTCGTGCAGCAATTTCTTCGTCAGCATTACCCTCAGGCTCAATCGTGTTGACTAACTCTGTGCCTTCAAACACAAGAACCTGTTTATCGTCCTTGGTCTTGACAAAAGTAACTTTAGGTGCATCTGCTGCCTCAGGCTTAAACCCACGTTCAGCAAGAAGCTCTCCTGTTTCTGTATCATAAAGACCAGCGCCAGCAGATAGGGTGGTTGTTTTTCTTTCGCCACCGGAGCCTGCTTCATAAGCCTCCATAATCTGCGCTTGTGTTCCACCTTGGGCTAAAACAGAACGTGCGGCGTCCTGTAAATCTGCCAGAGGCACACCGCGAGAAGCAGCTTGGGTAATAGCCATAAGACCACCCTGTACGCCCCTCTGCTGTCCTGTAGCCTCCTTTGCTGTAGCCGCCTTAGCCGCATCAAAGAACAACTGAGCCATCTCGTTGTTGCCCTCTGCGGCGTACTTCTGGCCCAGAGAGTTTAACTGTGCAGGGTTGTTAGCGTTTTGCTGAAGCAACTGCTGTACTTCTTGAGCAGTCTTTTCTTTTTCAATACGCGCCCCACGAGCTTCTATGCCTTTGCCAACACCAGACAACATCCCACCGAGGCCCTCACCAAATCTGTCAACCCCTTGGCTAATCTGTTGCCCAATACTCTGACCGCTTTTGGCAAGCATACCGCCAATGTCGTAGTTTCTAATAGCCATTGCTTGCGCTCCTTAAATTAGCTTTGAGTAGTTGACTGTCAGATAGCCGTGATCGCCACGGGTAACCGCTTCTGGCATAACTTGCTGAACCTCTTGAGCAAGGACACCAACCGTAGGAGTATCACCAGCAAGGCGCTTGCCTTCCTCGTTCCAATCCCAAGTGTACAGGTTGATACCGCTGTCGAGAGAACCTACTTTAGTAATGTTTTCTTTCAGCCTTACGTCACTGATATTTTGCCAATTACCAATAAGCGCTGATACAATATCAGTAGTACCGCCAGTTAGTGACCCAAGCAGTCCTCCAGCCCCACCAAACATTGAGCCGTACAAACTGCCCAACGCAGCCTGTTGTCCTACGCTACCAGAGAGGTTAGCCAGAGCAGCTTCTAGGTCGTACTCGCCCTGCTGTCTACGTGCCACATCAACCATACTAGCAACATCTAGAGAAGGAGCAAAGGAAGACAACAGTGCCGCCTGTGGTGCGTAGCTCTGCTGCAAGAACTGACCGCCCAAGGACGCTTGTTGTGCCTGCTCTGTTTGTGCCTGTTGCATCGCACCCAGCATTGCTTGATTTCTAGCTTCAGCCTGTGCTTTTTCCATAGCAAACGCTTCAGGAGTACCGCCAAACATATTGGTTTGAACACCTAGGCGTCCCTGATTAGCCAAGCGTTCTTCCAGCATTAGACGCTGGCGCTCTTCCTCAGGAGACTGTGTAGCCCTGATGCGCTGGTAAATGTCTTGCTCGCGTTGTGCCATAGGGCCTGCTGCTTGACTATAGAAGTTCCCAGCGCCTTCAAACAACTGCTGTTGCATTACCTCCTGTTGAGGGTCTAACGTAAACGTAGTCCCTTCTGGACCGCCTGTTACACCACCAACGCTAGAAGCAACCGTAAACGGCTTAAACGTCATATCAGGGGCTGTTATCTGCTCCAGCGGGGTAGTATACAGTCCCTTAATTGCTGAAGGAATTTCGTCATATAAATCAGACGCAACGCCACCTAAAAGATCACTTAAGATTCCCATTAGTAAGTACCTCCGTCAATCGTTCCTGTTGACAGAGTTCCCGTAAAGTTTAGTGCAGGGATCGTCACAGTTCCTGTAAAGGTAGGAGATGCTAAGTCAGCCTTCGTCGCACTGGCTGTAGCTATTGCATTAAACTCAGTGTCAAACTCACTACCACGAATAATTTTATTAGTGTCGCCAGAGGGCAAACTGTCCTTGGCGGTAAAGTTTGTTGTCTTTGTATAATTACTCATACCGTTTTACCCATTAGTGCTAATACGTTAATTTCCTGAAGAGACAAAGCATCCCCATCAATTTCGGCTTCTAAACCTATTGTGATAATGCTACCGTTTCCTGTGGTATTCACAGGGTTCCTAGTAGTTAGTTCTCCACCTGTGTACTCATCAATGTTAAATTGAGCAATACCAAAGTAAGCTGGTGATTGATTACCGATAGTAAATTCATACGTGCTATACGTAGTATTAAAATCGTAGGCCCACTTCATAAAACAAGAAGCACCTGCCGCACCAACAATCGTAGGTCTTACTTTCTTTAGCAATTTAATTTTTGAGGGGTCACCAAACGTCAAACCGGGACTGTAGTACCTAAAACGATACGATGAAGTATTGTCTAAGTAACCAGAGTAGGTTCCGATACCGTCTGCTGTGCCTATGTACACCGTACCGTCTGTGCTTACCTCAAAAGACTTGTGTGGAACAGACACCCACCGTGTTGCTTTATAGGTGTTGTTCTCTAGCTTAGACTTTAGGTCAAAACAGTAAATCGTGGACTGCCCCGGAAACGCAATAAGATAAAAAGAGTTTTCAGGGCTGTACACAGATGCAGTGGGGACGCTTCTGTTGTTAATCAAATTAATAATGTCTGACTTTACATTCAAACTTAGGTCAGACAGAGGCAAAGATTTTTCTTGTATCGTTCGTCCCAAACTGCGTAAACCAGAAGGAGACATAAACAATACATCTGTACCAATGTGCTGTACAGAGTTTCTACAGATGCACCCAACGCCAGCCACAGTGTCTACCAGTGCCATGTTAGCAGGACTATCGGCCCCGCCGTACACCAGCAGGCTGTGCTTGCCAAAAACAATCAGGGCGTTGTTGTGTGCCGCCAAAGCCCTAACCTCGTCGTATCCGTCAGGCCACGCCTTAGATACATCTATAGAACCACTGGAGCCGCCAGTAAAATCACCACCGTTCAGAAGGTCTGACCAGTAGATAGTTTGTGTGTCGGTTGCGTTGTCTACAACCCAGAGGCGTCCGTAAGCGCCGATACCCTCGTGACACTTTAGAGTTGCTGCAGTCGCACCTCCGTTTGCTACAGTAAATGTACGCAGTCCTGTGGCGTTGTCGTACACCAGAGGATCGTAACCACGCTGAAAGAAGTATGCCTTGTCGTTAAAGTTTACAATCTTCCAGTTGTTAGCCGTAATTGTGTATGATCCGGGTGTAGCATCAGTCAGGGTAGTAGTCCCTGTCATAATCTTGTTGTTGCCTGCGCTAAAAACTACCTCGTTACCCGCGTCATCGTAAAAGTAGTGGATCTTGTGGATGTAGTCACTACCTAATGCAGTCTTGTTGGTAGTCAGTACCTTTACGCCTTTACGGGCAGCAATACGCCCACGCTTGTCAATAACAGCGTTGTCAGCAATATCAGCAAAAGACGGATCTTGCGCGATAGGGGAGTCTTCAGAGTTAAGACCCTTAAACGCAGGAGCGACTAGGTTAATACTTTGTAGTTGCTGTGCCATGCACTAGTCTCCTTAAGGAGTGTACCAGATAACTTCTTCGGGATGCTTCTGAGCGTCCAGAGCAATAGCATCAGACAAATACTTATCAGCAATGCCAAAGTACTCAGCCGCTGATGTACCGCCTGTTTCACCACGCTCACGAGCCAGCAAAGCTATTGCCGTGTGAATTACAGGCTGACTAGGAATAATCAAGTCATCTGTGTTTGCGCTCAAGTCATCGTTACGTTGTATGCAGTTAAACCGCAGGGTATAAACAGCATCTGGTTTAGGGTAAACGTCAATTTGAGTATCACCACTAGAGTTTACACCGTTAAACGTGTAGTACTGAGGCTCCCCAGAAAGCGGAGTATTAATTAAGTACTGCTCGTCAAACCATTTCTGTGGTTGATACTGCATTGTAAGGTTAGATGAGTCGTTAATCGCGTGTAGTACTTTAATCTTGTTCTGCGAACCTGTAAGAACGTAGTTAAAAACATTAGCACTCGTGGTTACAGTAAGCGTAGTTCTAAGCGCAGACCAATCCCACGCAGACTCTACAAACTGTTTGGCATCATTAACAAAGTCACCCACCATTTTGCTATAGGTGTCGTTGGATACGCTAGTCACCTCGTCTTCTCGGAGGCGTCTAAGCACGTTGTTTACTAGATTTAAATATGTCATGCTATACGTCCCTTTTGTAAAAAGGCCATTATTGGAAAGTCTTGTAGCTCGGCGCTTCGCGGCTTTTCTGCAAATAAAGATGCCAAAGTGTCTGGGGTTTGCTGTGTGCCGCCAAATCTCTGTCTTTGTAATAGTTCAGGCTGACCGGCTATATCAAAAGCTACATCAGGTCCGGGAGTAGAGTAGCCACCACCGCCGCCTCCACCACCACCGCCTCCAGACGATTCTCCACCTTCTTCCCCGCCTTCGGGACCAACGTAATCAGGGTCTTGTACACAACCTTCGTCTGTGTTTTCCGAAAGCGTGTACCCTGCCTTACATCCCCCACACGAGCCGTCTTCGTTTGTTTCTCTGTTTTGTTGGTCACAGACTCCTTCACTTGTGCCATCTGTGCCTGTTTCAGGAGCTACGTAATCCCAGCAGTTAGAGCCTACGGCATCGTCCTTTATTGTGCCGTCTGTACAGTGGGTTGTTTCACAATTCTGGTTCCAAGCTACTGTCCCAAAAGTAAAACCTGCGGGTCTGGGCTGAGTACAATCATAGCCGCTCGCGTTAGTGGGTTCACCACATTCGCTTAACTTGTCAACCATCTGTCCAGCATTAGGCGTATTGTCAGGACACTGTACTTGTGTTGCTATTCGTGGTTGGCTACAGTCTCCGTTCTCGTGGTCACTGGGTAAACTCTCATCAGAACACAGGTCACAATCAGGGAAGTTAGAAGCGCCGTTTTCGCACTGCTGAGGCGGGTCTTCAACGCAACCCCCATCCTCATCGTATGTTCCGCTTTCGCCTGCCTCTGTTTTACAGGGTTCGCCTTGAACAAAACCCGGATCAGGGTCTTTACATTCGCCTGTAAGGTCGTCGTACACTTGCTCGCCTTCACACTTAATAGGCGCTTCGATGCAGCCTCCTTGACCGTCTGGGTCAAAATCGTCTAGACACCCCCCACATTGCTCCTCGCTTTCAACCATGCCCCCGCTTTTATTAAAACTGGCACAATCAACATCAAAGTCAACAGGAGGGGGTTCAGGACACTCCTCGTCTACGCCCACCGTAGCGTACACTTCGCCTGCTTCATTCGTACAGTCTTTAGTGCCGGTAATCGGTATTCCTATGGTTCCGTTGCCGTCTATGTCGTTATCAAGTATGCCTTCTAAAGCACCGAGAACTTCGTCTCCGTACTGACCACCTATGATAATAACTTTCAGCCAATCAGGGATTCCGGGTGCTGAAGGATCTACTGATCCCCAGATGTCGCCTTCGCCCTGAAAAACACCGCCTAAAATGTCTTTTATCTTGCCAGCGCACTC